ACTACTTGTTGTCTAATAATCGTTCATAATCTTTCAGTTTTCTGTGCAGTCCGCTACGGCCAGCGATAGGCATAACTATCTCCAATCCGTCATCAAGAGTCTGGTTGAGAATAGTGATTGCGTTGTTCACACCATCGAGGGACTCTCGCACCTCACTATTGTCATTGCTGACGTTGACAATAGGAGTAACGACTGCTCCACCGCCACCAGAACCGAGAGCTCTGCTGATATCATCAGCTGTCAGGGAGCCAACAGTATTAGAGCGCTGCGCTCTGTCGATGAGGTCGAAAGCAGGACGAATGGATGAGTTGTTGACAGCCTGATGGTTGGCTACGAACTCACCTTCGTGGACAACACCTGCCTCTCTGCGATATCGCCTGCCTCCTGTATAACCGCCCGAGTAGTAACCTGCCGCTTCTGCCTGATGCTGTTTTCTGATAGTAGCTATCTGCAGCAGACCAGCAGCAGTGGCCATACCAGCAGCTATTGGTGCCAAGGTCCAGCCGATGAAAGGAACTCGTGCAGCAGATGAATATGCGTTGATGGCAGCCATGGCTGTGGAGGCGATAGCCTGAGCTATCTCAATCTTCATCGCTTTTTTGTTGGCTTTAGCTTTAGCTGCTGCCAACTCCTTGTCACGTTTCTCCTCAAGCCTTTTCTTCTTTTTGGAGTTGTTGCCTGCTGCAGCAATCTGCTTTTCGTAGTTTTTGGAGATTTTGGCCTGCTCCAGATCTGAGCATGCCTGCGAATAAGCTGATGCGGCTGACATGATATTGCTGATGCCATTGTATGCAACCTGTGTTTTCTGCACCATTCCATCGAGGAAGTCCCCCGTGACTTGCGCCTTGGCCTGCATGTATGCAGCATGGTTCTGCTCATCTGAACCATATAGCTCCTTCAACTTCTCCATGGTGTTCTGATAGTTCTGCACCTGTGCGACGAAATAGCCACCGAAACTGCCATTTGTTGATTGTGCATCCCCGGCTGCAGCCTTTGCGCTATTGACCATCTCTGAAGTCTTGGAGTCAATCTTTGCTTGCGTAGAGCCTGCTCCATGATCCTCAGCCTCGATCTGCGCTCTCTGGGCAGCGAACTGCTTGGTTATCTCCAACTTCATCTGCTGATACTCTTCCTCCTTAATTAGCCCCTTCTTATACAGATTATCAAGACCATTGAGATACATGGTTTCCTGTGCCTGAACATCCTGCTTGCCGAACTGCTGACGCAACTCCTTCAGCTGGTTCATGTATGACTCCTGCATCTGAAGCTGATGGTCAAGAGATGCCTGCTCCATCTCTGCCTTGAGGTCAAGCCACTCCTCGCTGCCCTCATTGTAAAGGGACAGGCGTCTCTTCATTGCATCGACTTCATTCTGATAGAGAGCTTCATCGAGGGCGATGTCATTCTGATATATTGCAGAACTGGCATCATTATACTGTGCTTTAATGCTTGCTTCCTTCTGGAGACGCTCGCGCTCAATGGTCTGCTCATTCATTTTGATAACAGCATCATCATGCTGCTTGACAACATTGACCTGGTTGTCAAGCAACTGCTTATACTCGTTGCTCTCCTCACCATAGAGTTGCTTCAGCTTGGCGAAGCCCTTGATTTGTATGTTCTGGCGGTCATCGAGGAACTGCTGGTATGACTTGTTGCCCTCGGCATAAGCTTTGGCGTTGTCAGCCATCAGTTGGTTGGTCTCAGCTTTGATGCTGTCGGCAGCCTGCTTCTGCTTGCGCTTGCGTGCCTCGGCTGCAGCTGCCTTCGCAGCCTTCTCCCGAGCTTTGTGCTCCTTTTCTGACTCCTGATGTGATGTTGACGTGCTCTGCTGCTTAACAACAGTGCCATCATTTCCCTTGCCATTGAAGCCATTATTGCGCCAAGGTTCTGGGTCATTCACCTCAAAATGCTGTGACTCCAGTTGATTAATCTTGTCGATGAGTTTCTGCTGATATTGCTTTTCACGCTCAACACTCTGAAGGAGTAGGTCTTTATGGTCGGATGCGAAGTTCAACTTCTGTGTCTTTCCACCAGCCAGAGGATTGAGGCGGTCCCAAAAACGCTTCCAGAAGCCTCTACTGTCGTTATCAGCCTCACCTAACAGATCTTCGGCCTCTGCTTGCTTGGCGATAGACTCTGCCAGTTTTTTTTGTAAGCCATCGATGACGATTTTCTTCTTCATCATGTCGATGTATGATTGAATCTGTCTCGTAGCTTTGCCAGTTCGAACAGCCTCTTCTGTAATGTTGCCCAGATGCTCACGCATCAGCTTTCCATTGAGTTCTTCGAGTGCAGCCTTGCGGTCAGACTCGGCATTAGTGTTAGACTGAATGGCTGACACGAGTCGCATGATTGCAGCTTCCTCTTCTGCAGTCTGCTTGTTAGCATCAGAAATTGCATCATTGAAGTCAAGTTGCGCCTGCTCTGCTGTGCTCGTCTCTTTAGAGAGTGTGACAATGGCGGCTGTCAGACCGGCAACAACAGCAATCACTGCTGTAATCGGGTTGGCCAACAACACCTTGTTCCACAACATCTGCGCAGCTGTAGTCAGTTTGATTTCTTTAGTGAGTGCCATCTGAACAATTGCCATGGTCTTGAGAGCAGATGTCTTGAGCCCCATAAGGAAGATATGCGCCTTCTCTCGCAGAATCATGATGTTAAGCCATAGCATTTGTGCTTTGTCTGCTATTAGCTTAGCCTTGGATATGGTCGTGTATGTGACAATCGCTGCAGTCAACACAACCAAAACTTTCCAGTAATCTCTCACAAAGTCAACGAGTGTAGAGAGAGCCCGCACACCGAGATTAGCTGCAGATATACAATATCGTGCTGCAGGATAGAGTTTCTGCCCCAACACTATCGCGAGATCCTGGAATTTCTTTTGAGCCTTGTCGAGCTGCGCCTGGACGTTCTCATTCTGAGTATTGAACTCGTTGATGACAGATGTTCCCTCAGCGTATGATTTAGTTGCAAGATCCTGAGCTGCCTTGATATCATCTAACTTGTCTGCGAGGACGGTGAGGACACCTGTCGCTCTGGATCCATCCATCTTCATTTCCTCGAACATTGGTGCGAGTTGTGCAAAGCCACCCTTGGAGCGCAGTGCTGCCAGGAACTGGAGGAGTGCCCCATTTGCATCCTCCTTCAATGTCTTTGAGAACTCCTTGACATTGAGTCCTGCAATCTTGGCAAACTTGGCTGAGTCCTGGAACATCTTGGCAAGAAGGTTCTGAACGGCAGTAGCAGCGGTCTCATCCTGCTGCATGTTCTGGTCGAGTACTGATGCGAGCCCCATAATCTGCGCCTGTGTGAATCCTGCCTGCTTGCCGACACCAGCCACACGGGCGGTGAAGTCAACGAGATAGCCTGCAGATGCAGAAGAATTCTGAGCCAGTTCATTGACTGCAGAACCTGTGGCCAACATGGCACCTCTCAAACCTTTTGTCTTATCCTCGCCAAACATAAGGGCGAGTTTACCGATTTGCGACACTGCTTCATCGCCAAGGTCATCGCCTAATGCGACATTGATTTTATCAGCACCATCAACGAATTCTTCGACGAGAGAAGTTGCCGTAATTCCCAATCGACCTGCATCACCAGCAAGTTGGTTGAGTTTCTCGCGAGCAGTTCGTGTATCCATTTTCTTGAAGTCCTCGTTCATACGCTCCACCTCATCTGCAGTCTGTCCTGTATATTTGCGGACATTGGTCATCTCCTCATCCATGGAGGCGAACTTCTCGACGCAGCTTTTCACTGTGAATGTCAATCCAGAAACGGCAGCTATTGCACCTAATATGACACCCTGCATGCGGTTGAACCAGTCAGCAGTCCTACCAATCCATGATTGTTGAGCCTGTCCTTCAGCACGAACAGCCTCCAACTCTGTTTTCAACTGCTTGGCCTGCATTTGCATCTGCTTGAATGCCTCAGACCCACGGTCAAGACCACTCATCTCCTGGTTGAGAACCTTCATGGAATATTCCAAGTCACGGACTGACGAAGTCTTGAGATGCGCCAACGTATTATCGACGAGCTGCATCTGACGCTTGGTCTCCTTGATATCCACATTAGCCTTGTCAATCTCATTGTCATACTGCTGCATGAGTGTGACCACCTTCTGCTCAGATAGTCTGATGCGCTCAAGCTCTGCATCAACGAGCTTCAACTTGGCCGCAGACTGAGCATAAGAATCTGACGAAGGATCAATGGAATTCATCTTAGAGCGAATTTTTGCTCTTGTGAAATTGAGATCATCAATGGATGCATGCTGCAGATTGTTGAGCGTCGCAGTCATGCGCTGCGCTTCTGCCTCTGCCTGTTTGGTAGCCCCCTTCAGATGCAGCATCTGGTCTTTGACTTTAGAGAGCTGTTCTTCTAACTTAGCATAATCTGCAGGGTCAGAGACAGCCTTCATTTGCCCCTTCAGATGCCGTGCAGCCTTCTCAAGCTGTCCAAGGCTTGCATCAGATAGATTATCGAGCGTCTCTTTAACGCTCATCGTTGAGTTTTTGAATTGCTTCATCTCTCGCTCAGCAGCCTTCAGGTCCTTAGCGAGAGATGTGCCTAAACGGGAATCGCCCGTCGAGAAAGCATCCTGCTTTGCTTTCTTGAGACGAGCGATTTTGTCCTCCAACTCCTTGAGTCGGTTTTTCGCCTCCTCAGAGTTGAGTTTGACGATCGTTGTATATACTTCCTGTCTTGCCATTATTTGCTGACTTGTATATAGCTATTATATAATATTGTAGAATGTGGGTTGAAGTTCAGCACCTTGACATTATAACCTTTTGTTCCCCATTTCCACCAAAGAAACTTATGTTTAAACTGCCTTGCAACAATGCATTGAAGGCTGTCTCTTGCTCTGTACGTCAAGATAGAATCTGCTGTATCAAGACGCAGAGAAAGCCATGCGTCACTATATGAGTAGACAGAATTAAGTCTTTTCGTCTTCACAGTGTCCGATGTAACCATGGACACTCTCTGATCTGAGACAACTTGCCGAAGTTTCAAATTCAGCTCCTCGAGCAGTTTCCTGTCCGCTGCCAGCAGTTTGTATTCACCTCTGTCCATGACCATCACCTGTTGTGTGACGAGTTTGACTGAGTCTCGTATGGTATCACGCTGCATAGGCGAATACTTCAGCTGAAGCTGGTGAAGCTGCATTTTCAAAGCCTCATTCGCTTTCTTCTGACGGCTTTCAAAGATTAGGAAACTTGCGAATATCGTCAGCAGTACCATCAGGAATGATAGAATAACTGCCAGTTTTTTTTCTAATTTCTCTGTCATCTCCTCATTTATTTAATGTCAGCATATTCTGGTATAGCATCGAAGCATGGACACTCCTTGATGCGCTCCCAGATGTCCACCTTGCCGTTATGGTTAAGGTCAGGTGATATATCACGATGACCTAAGATCTTAGCATCTGGATATCGCTGCTTCAACTCAGTGAGAAGCTCGCGCAGTGTAGCTTTCTGCTCATCTGTGCGGTTGTCAATAGGATTTCCTGAGCGTGAGATGCCACCCATATATGCGACATTGATAGACTCATGGTTGTATCCTTTGACTCCATTCGATGGCAAATCCTCTGTCATGAGTTGCGTCGCTTTGCCATTAGCTTCCACAATCCAGTGATATCCAGGATAGTGCCATCCCTTGTTGGTGAATTCCTTGAGCAAGGCATCAACAGACCAGGTTTGTCGGCTTGCAGTGCAATGAACGAAAATGTACTTAATCTTTCTTTTCATTATTATTGTGATTTATTAATTTCTTGATTTTATCGAATTTGACATCCATAGCGATGGATACGCCAAAAATGGATGCCACATACATGATGCTCTGCCCGAAATACCAGAGGACGTTCTCAGTCACGTCCTTTGAGAGGAAGTAGCTGATATAGACCAGTGCTATGGCGAAAGCCAAGACAACCATGGCGCTGCCATATTGAATTCTTTCTTTAGTTTGCTGCTGCATAATATTATCTTTTTTGATGCAAAGATAATATGAAACATGAGGACATAAAAATACGGCTTAACCAGTATAAAACCGATTAAGCCGTCAATATATGGTTATAATTTTTCGCTAAAGCTATAAGCTATTGATATTTGCTCCAATCAATGTCATTAGAGTACATCAAACGCAGATTATTACCCAGTAAGTCAAAAACACGTCCAAGAATCCTGCCACCTCTGCCATGTATAAGACAGGCTTACACTCACCATCATCGTCTGCATTATTAATAAGCAACAGATAGATAAATGCAAGAATCACCGTTGGCACCCAGCATGCCGACAGACACCAGCCCACACACCCTGTCGCAGCCACAAGTGCGCCCACCTTATGAATAGGGTGATCATCTTTATCAAGGTAATTAGGAGCGAAGCCTACAAACATTAACCCCACACACCCTATAAAGGCGAGACATTGAACGCCCTTACCTGTGTCGAGGATACACACCATCATCAGTACCGCACACGTAACCATTACAGCGGTAAATACCCATCCATAGTTTCGCTTACGTTTATCACCAATCACCTCACTACCAGTGCAGTTCTGCAGCTGATAATATACATCGCTTACCATCGAAGGGACGCCGAAGCGCATTGCTGCGAGAAGCAGAAACCCTCCCAAGAGAAGAAACAAAATAACACTCAGTATATACATAGTCTTTTCATTTTAGTTGTGTTAAACTATCTCAAACGCAAGAGGTATGCGCTTGAACTTCACTGGTATCTTCAGTGTGAAGTCATTACCTTTAACGATTTTCTTCATATAGCTATAAAATTAAATTGTTAGTCGTACTTTTCCGGGATAACCTGCCGTAATATCATAAGCTATCAATGCGTCTATCGTCTGTAACTCCGCAACCTTGTCAAGATGAGTCTGCGTAACATTGTAGCAGTCTTTAGCATAAACTTCTATCTTACTGATGAGGTCTTGAGCTGTGTCAATATGCAAAGTATAACACTCGCCGTCGAGCCACAGGGTCGTTTCCGTTCTCCCCATTCGTCTCAGTCGCTCGTTGCCCTGATACACTCTGTCTCTTGTCTCGAAGTCGAGCCAGTGAGCCTCGTCGTTGAGATAAAACGTATTCACATCTGCGCTCTTATCGTACTCCGTTATCTGCTCGATGCACTTGTTTCTCAGAGCCTCTGCCAGCTGTTCTTCAGTAGGCTCCGCATCGGTATTCATATCGAGCAGCACGCAGTCATACAGATACTCACCGTCTTCTGTCTTGCGTTCGTTCACAGCAAGACGCACCTCATTATTTTTCCATGTCGCAACCTTCGTTTCCAAAGGCGTAGCATACAATTCCTTATATGTTATCATATTCGTTTAGTAATTATTGCTCTTTATTCCTACGTCAAGATTACCGAAAGTGGTTTCTATCTGTATTGAATAGATTCTTCCGAACAATCCGAGTGTCGTGAACTTTGCGTTAAAGGAAGCTATCTGTACATAGAAGGATGGCCTTTCCACAAACTGCCCCTTCTTGATGGAAGGCACCAGCTTTGTGTTGTCGTAGACCGTGGCATCCCCAGTAAGGAACACGCCATCCGCAAGATTAGTCAGCGCACCATTCTTCACCATTGTGCGGCTCGTAAACGTCCTTCCGTCGGCAGCACTCGCAAGGTCGTAGGTACTCAATCCGTTGGCCGAGTCGGCTACTATCTTTCCGTTCACTCTTGGTGCTGAGTAACGATACAGGGTTGTCTTTCTACCAGTCGCACCCTTAACGAAAAGAATGTAGTTGTTGTCCTTCGTTGCCGTGTACCACGACTTCGTTGTGTCAACCCACGGAAGATCTACATTCTCTCCGAGCGGAGTCGTCAGTCCTGCATCCTCTGCTTTGATATATTGCGCAGAAGTTATCTTTGCGTCGGTCTTGCTGAGTGAGGCGATACCAGCAGGGCCGAGGTCGTAGAGAAAGTTTCCGTTGTCGTCGTAGTACGACAGCACGGCCTGCCCCGAACTGTTCAGACCGAAGCGGATGTTTGCAGTTCCTGCCTTGCCGTAGATATTGATAAGGCCATCGGCTATCCTTACCATCTGTCCGTTGTGTCCTTGCGATGTAAGCATCTGCGCCAGTATCAGAGCCGCATTGATGGCTCCGTCTTTAAAGAGAGCGGCTGTCGTTGTCTGACCGGTAGAGAGCGTGTTCTCCACCTTGATTTTCTCGCCATACAGAGTTACTCCTCTCGACGTAATCTCAAGTCCTGCCGCCTTTGCTGTGGCTCTGTCGATGAGGTCGGTCTTCCGTTCTGTATAATCAGTAAGTTGTGCGCCTTCCTCCAGTTTCGGCTTTGTCACCCAAGCCTCAGTATCGCCTGGAACACGTATCAGCACCTTGTCTGGGATTACCTCTGCTCCCTCGCCAGTATAGTCCTCTATTCGCCAATGCACCCAGTACCGCTTATAGGTCGAGGTGAGTGCGAGCTGTGCGTATCCGTCAGCCCAGCCGTCCGTATATTCGTTTCCTTCGCAGGTTTCTGTATATACATTTGCATGAACGCTGTCTCCATAGAGATAGACGTTGATGTTTCCGCTGCCCTTGGCAACGAAGGAGAACACATAGTCCTGATTCTTTACTATTCTCGCCTGCCCAGAAAGGGTAGCCGTTGTTGGAAATTTATATTGCAAGGCTTCTGTGAACTGAGACTCTGCCGAGTTGTTTTTGTTGTACAATATACCGTAGCAGCCTTCGTATTTACCAAACAAAATCAGTCCGCTGGCAAACTGAAGATTGCTGTTGTCAGACGATCTGGTCAGTGCCATCGTGTCCTCCAAAAGGTTTCCGCCCACATAGTCGTAGTCCGTTTCCGCAGGAGTCCAGCCTGTGTACTCGCTTCCTTCCTCCAGCATCGGCATACATATCCATCCGTTACCAGAGGCAGTATAACCAAAGGTTCCGTCCACGGTTATGCCATTGTAGACAAAGATATTCACCTCGATAAACTCTGCGTCGCCCGAGTTGAAAGTGTAGTTCACCTGCCTCCACTGATTCACCTCGTTCTCCTTTATCTGCCACTGCATGTTACCCGAGGTGGCAGTAATTCTGTCCCCTCTATTGCCATTCAGCGCAGCCATCTTGAAAACTTCTGAATGAACCTGTAAGTCCTTCGTGTCGCACTTTATCCATGCCGAGAAAGTGTAGTCGGTGTTCTTCTTCACAGCGATGCCGTTGACGAGCAGTCCCCAGAAAAGTCCATTATACTGAGGCTTTCCGTTACCAGTCACCGAGAAGCGGATGGCATTATGGCCGTTCACGCCCTGTGTTATCGTAGGCTGGAAGAGGCCGTCCGAATAATATATATCACCCTTCCTCGTCAGTGCCGTATCTCGCAGTAGGTTGTGCCGTCCTTGCTGACTCTGAGTCACACTGAGAGTAATCTCTTTCGCTGTCTGCTTGATAGTAGATGTGTAGGCTTTGAGAACGGTAGGATTGCTTCCTTTGAGGTCGTCCTCCAATGCCTTAAATTGCGACTGATACTGCTTTGCCGTAGCCTTTACACTACCCATATACTTCGACACGTTCGCCGAGAATGGAACCTGCGCAAAATAGACAACACCAGCGTAAACAAATTGTGCGACCGCATAGCCTGATGTTGCAGAAACCTGTCCTTGATTTACCCCGTCAACAATTACATCGTTCTTTGCAATATTACTGCCTGATACAGATACTTCGATATATCCATCCTTCTGTATTGCATAACATTTGCAATTTACACACAAATCATCCCTTGAGTTAATATTGCTGCATTCATTAGAGATATTCAGGTTACCCTTCATTATCTTTACCTTCGCAACCTTTGATATGCTAACAGGTACAATTCCACTATCATCTGTGTCAAAAACGAGCGGAGCGTCTTCGACAATAATAGAAACGGCATCCTTGCCAGGCTTGCCCTGCGCACCGTCCTTACCATCCTTTATCGCCGCTATCGTTATCTGGCCCCTCGCCAATAATACTGCCATACTCTTTCATTTTTTTTATTAATAAAAAACAAGGGTGAGGTGCCCTTATTTAGACACCTCACAAGTAAACGTGCCTCTCACCGCCACGTCAGCGTTGGCCACAGTGACGTAAGGCTTGTTCGAAACATTCACCGCACTTGATGTACCGTTCCAGTTCGTAGCTACACCGCTGGCATTGTACTTCGTCCATTTGTAGATGTAGTTCGAGGCATGGTTGCTGTCTGCCTTCACCGCTGCGCCATCCTCCACTACCTTGCCGTCTTTCCAGAGTCGGGCGTAAAGCTCCGTCGACTGCGCACCGTTCACTATCTTGTCGCCGGTCAGCGAATACACCTCCACCACGTACGGGTCGCTCGCATCGAAGAACGTGATGATAGCGCAGGCCGTATCTGCACCGTCTTTCACCGTACAGCGGAAAGTCTGGAAGTTAAGCACGTCATTGGCGCTCACGTTCAGAGTGCTCACGCCGCCCGAAGTGCTCACGTTGCCCGAAGCCACAGCGTCCCATGTGCCGGCACTGATATTCAGCACCTCCCAAGTCATTGATGTCATGGTGGTGTCCTGCACGTTGCCACGGAAGAACTTGGCTATAGCACGCAGCTTCTTGCTGTTGTTGGTCGAGTCGAACGTGTTGCCGTCGGGAGTCTCAATCTGCACCGTCTGAAGCGCACCGCCACTCTTAGCCAGCGAAATGGTCTTGTAGCCGATACACGTTGTCGTAGCCTTTGTCTCCGGGTCTGTGTATTTGCACGACCATTCGATGTTCTTCACGCTGCCGTTCTTGTTGATGTTGTTGGCGAGGTTTAACTGGTATGACTTGCCGCTCACAGGAGTGGCAGCCACACCGTCCACCTTCCACGACCATCCGCTGCAGGCTGCGGTCGGAGCCTGGTCTGTAGCACTGCCCGTCACATATACACGGGCTGTTATCACGTTTGGCCCACTCGCCGAGTAGTTCGGAGTGTACACACCCGTGTCGGGGGTGTAAATCTGAGTCTCGCCCTTAGAGCATTGTGTGAAACACTGCACGGCCTTGCCGTCATTGAGGTCAACGATAGTAATCTGACCATTAGCTAATACTTTTGCCATAATCGTTTGATTTTTAAAATATTATTATATGTTACTATTAATAGTCTTTGTATCTGATATGCACACACTGCATCCGAATTGTGCTTGTCTATCTACGTCGTCACGTGTTATAAGACAGTTCCGACCAACCCCCTCATGCAGCGTGTTCCATACAGCATCATCTTCTGCATCAGCCGATTGTCGCCACCACGACCATGAGCTGTTGCTCACGGTGTCGCTTATGTCCTCGCCATTGCGTAGCAGCGTTGCCTTCAGCGTCATTTCGCCCGAACCGTTAATCATCACCGTGCCCGTATCGCTCGTTATCATTATCTGATAAGCCACACCGTCCTCGCCCTTCTCGCCCTTCTGCGCACTCATCACAAGCTGCCAGTCAGCGCTCCCGGCCATAGGCTCACTCGTGCTGCCCTCGGCGTTGGTACACAGCCACACGCCGTTGCCGTGGCTTACCTGGTCATAATAGGCGTAGCTCACGCCCTTCTGCCACTCGCCTCTGTAGTTCACCATGTGCATAGCTTCACCACTCGAAGATACCCACTTAAAGAAACTGCTTTTAAACTTCGTTCCATTGGGAGATAACACGAAAACTTCCTTGTCTTCGTGAGTAAAGTCAGTAATTCCTCTATACCCGACAATGCGAGGGGTATCCGCACCAGTCGTCTCAAGCATGAGAACATTCGTTCTACTTATGCTGCTCTCATCCCCCATTTGTATCTGATGGCCGTCAAGGACAATAGCATCGCCCTCGGCTGGAATGTCACTACCCGGCAGACAATTAGTCTTGGAAAGGATAATCCAGTCGAATTTCTTGTCACCATAGAGGCTATCGCCTTCATCATTCACGATAAACTCGCTTTCAGAAGAAACCGCGACAACGCACCTCCAGTATTCCTTGTTGGATGCGTTGTCGTAAGCTCCAGGCTTAATATTAAAGGTCTGACATCTTGCTTGGTCACCGACTACCCACAAGTTCTGTGTAGCCATTGTTCCATCATCAGCAAGGATATAGCATTTCCAACCATCACACTCTCTGTTTGTAGATAGAGTATATTCGCCTTTCTCGCTATTATAGACAACTGGCACAACCTTTACAAGCTTACTGCCAGCACCAGAGAGATAAACATTACCTCCGGCGTAAGAAAGCTTCCTTATCTCCAGCTCATTAAAGACAGCCTTTCCCCATACAATGAGGTCTGTAATACTGAGAGAGTACCTACCATTATCGTCCGGCTTGATACCGAAACCCTTCTGTGAGGCAGAATTGAATCCGTCTGAAGCGATTGAACTTATGACAGCCTTTCCCCATACAATGAGGTCTGTAATACTGAGAGAGTACCTACCATTATCGTCCGGCTTGATACCGAAACCCTTCTGTGAGGCAGAATTGAATCCGTCTGAAGCGATTGAACTTATTATACCATTTCCTCTTCCGTCGAACCCATAAAGATTTCCTATAGAAAAGCCTTGAAGAAGCTGCAGAAGCTGCTCAAATTTAACCTGACCCTTCACCACCTGAGGATCCTTTGTTGCCTTCAGACTCAAATACTGCTGTAATATTTCCGCATCCTCACGAAGGTTGCCCGCCTCAGAGGCGTAGGCTGCATTCTGTGCCGATGCTGCAGTACCGGCATAATTTGCCTGGTCTGCAACTTCTGCCCGCTTAGCCTTATCAGCCCTGCCAGCGTGCTCAGCTTCAGATATAACTCCGGATATATACTTAGTTGAGGAAGAAGAACCACCCGAACTTCCCGTCTTCTTCGGCTTGCTATAAGTTTTGATTTCTATCATATTATAATCCTTTTATAACACTATTAAAATCACTTTAGAACAACTCTCTCATCGTCACAACCGCAGTACCCTCAGTAAGGTTTCTGTCTATACCCTGCACATAGAACCGTTTACCGATAACAGGAACACTAAAGATGCTTGCAAAGCTAAGACCCTTCTTTGGCTCGATGACGTTCTGCGTCATCACCACCCTCGGTTCGTGCCATTCCTGCCAGTACGCATCCACATATAACTTCTCCGGCTTATCCGCCAAGTTCTGGTTGCGGTCATAGATGTCGACAAGTGCATTCCTGGTCGCCTCGTTCTGCGGAGATGATAGTTTCACCGCATTATTTACCCCTAACGCCTTGCACTCCTTCGAGGTGAGCGCGGTGGTAAACCGAAACTCCAGGTCATCCTTTCGGTTGACGAAGCTTTCGCCGGTATCACTCTTATATACGATATCCTTTTCGTCACCTACCGCACCTATCTTTCCGTTATCGCTAACCACCTCTACCTTAAACTCCTTGAGCATGATACTATTGATCTCCTGCAGGAGAAGATGGCTATCCTGATACCACTTGGTATGTCGCCAGAAAGATGGATGCCTTCTCGTCACTTCATTCCATTCCGCATTCACGGGGCCGAGTATCTTAAACTGCACACTACCGCTCACGTGGTCAGACATACGGATAGGTATCGCAGTACCCTCTGCAGTAATACCCTTGGTATATGGGGCATTCTTGCGGATCTCAAACTCCGTGCCTATAATCTTATCCCTTAACTTCGGATCGATACCGATAGTAAAGCTCTGTGCGTAATACTCATCATCCGATGCACATTCGCTCCGCTCCTTGTATTTCTTCCATACGAAATCATCCGTATCACCTTCACCCTGGCTCGTTCCTCCTACCGCATTCGTGTCGCCCTTCTTGCATTCTACGACACATTTATCGCCGATAATGAGCATACAGGAAATAAGACCCACTCTCTTGATGGTATCGGTAGCAACACCTACGGCGCTATAGTTATATTCACGATCCTGAGGACCCGTGCCCGTGTAAGGGTAGAAGGTATGAGCACTGTCTGTATAATTGGTATTGTCATACCACGGTTCTTCGTTCCATCGTTCGGAACGCCAGTACTTGCGGGTATAGTACCTTCCGTCACCATTATTGCGGCTCGGCACGGTTTTATGCCAATAAGAATTGGGATGCATAGAGTTCACACTCCAGTAATCAACATTCATCATGTGACCAAAGATATCCGTAACGTTCATTACAGGATTAAGGATCATTTTGCCGCTGATCACGATATAATTTATCGTATCACTATCAGCAGGCGAAAAAGTACCTCCACTCTTGTTTCCCGTATATTCCGCCACAGGGCACGACGCAAGAATCTCTTCCTCGGTTGGGTGTCCACTTCTGCCTATAGTAGAAATGATCAGATAGTTATCCATACTCACCGACGTAACGAGGGAAGACGTGTTGCCGCCATTTTTGCGTTCTATCTTGCCGAAAGCACACACACACGCACCGATACCGGCAGTAAGACCATTGTTCAGAATATCCTGCTGCTTGGTTCCGTCTGCGGGGTATTTCTCGTACATATCTATACGACTGCCTTTTTCTATTCCGTAGAATTTCCAGTTCGTTACAGCCTTAGGCCAGCAGAACCAGTCCACCTGACTTGCATCCTGCCAGTCTGTCCTTCCTATTCCCGTCGTCATGGTTTTCATAGCGTTATAGGCGGTTTCTCCTTCGCCTTCAGCTATATACTCGGTCATGTATTTCTGGAAGTTACCTGCAGCAACTAAGGACTCGTCATCGAGCGGACTTTCTATCACATCATCCACTTCTGTCACATTATCAGTAAGCAGCAACTCATTGTATGTTTCTCCGATGCTGATTTTCGTATCACAGTCAGCCACCTCGATATCCTTACCGACACGGTATGTAGGTATCTTGATACTCGTTATGCTGACACTGTCTATTCCGTAAAGGCTTAAGGAAGAATTTTTCCGTATCGACTCCCAGGAGAATATATAGAAGGTAGTACCTTCCTGCACGATATGCAGATTGAGATACTTCAGTATTTCGTTGAGCACGTCTTCCTGCGTCCACATATCATCCTCTTCATCGCCAAAGAACAGCAGTTCGTTGATACTGGTGTTCTGGAATATATTATAAAATTCATCACCATTATCACCAGGCAATACCTTCGAACCGTCATACCAAATCGGGAACGCACCAGCCATCCAATAATTCGCCGCATCGCTCACGTCGTTTAGTATCTCTGTAACGATGTCGTAGAACGTGCGCTGCGCAGCCTTACCTTTGAGTACATCATAGAGGACCGCCGCGGCTCCCACATTCCGATAGTTGGAATAAGAGAGGGCAGAAAGGCAGTCGATACAGGTCAGTTCCACCTCGTCATAGTTTTCATTATAACCCTGACTGAATGCCTGAGGCTCGATATACCCCACAAAAATACTTTCATCATTCCGAAGGATATTCACCACAGCATCACGACAGGAACTGCAGAAGAAGTCCGGCACAAAATTCTTGCACAACAGGCGTACACTTGCCTGATAGCACAGTATATGATCAAAGGTGTCGTTTACCTGAGAGGTAATCTCTACAGGGTCATCGGTAAAGAAAATGCCATCCTCTTCATTACCGATTTCCACACTTTGAGAATCATCACCATTCGTAATGATGATTACCGTAATCTTATCTTCCCGATTATTATAAAAATCTCCTTCAAAAAGCATAGTCTCTAAATTTTAATGTTACTACGTCGGCGGTTGCTTCTCGTCTCGTTTGCTACCGCCATCACAATATCACGTCCACGGAGTCGGCCATTAATGCCAAGTGTTGCACTTATGCCGCCACCGATGCCCTGCAGCCCTGCAGTATTCACCGACACACCCTGCACTGCTGCGCCATTGGCAATGGCAAAGAGGCGGGCCTGCTGGGCTGCGTTCAGGATCATCTCGCCAGAGTTGACCCTTACTAAGACCTTGTCGCCCGATGTCTGATTGCCGCCAACAATACCACCGGTGGCAAACTGACTGATGGTGGATATAATGCTCGTAAGCTGCGCCGTACCCGATATGCCGAAAGCGAGCCAGTCAATCCAGGTCTTACAGGTACTCATGGCCTGTGCGAAAGAAAGAACAAACTGGCCGATGGCTGCAGCCATCATACCCGCCTTGGCCGCTGCTGAGTCTCCGCCCAACTGCTGCAGGGCAGAACCCAACATCTCACAGCTGGCTCCAGCCACCGCCATACCCTTGGCGGTAGAGTCGCTTATACCGTTAATATCAGCCAAGCCTGTGCGTACACTTTCAAAGTTACTTACATCAATATTAAAGAGCGAGGAGATATGATCATAGTCCCGTTCCTTGGCTTCCACCTCCGTGTTGATGACGAGCGGCTTATCCAATAACTTTTGGCGCTCCGCCTCTATCTCTTCATTCAGCTGCGCAGTCAGATTGCTTGCAAACGTCTTCACGTCAAGTTTCGGAACATCCTCAATGCCAACATCCACCTTCAGCATATATAGCTGGCGCTGGAGTCCTTCTATCTCTGCATTCAGAGCACGGGCAGTCGCCTTGTCAGCTGTGGCGTTGAGCTCCTTCTGCTTCTCGTTGATTTTCTCCTCATACCAGTCGATGCTACCTTCTAAGGCTTTCTTGTCCTCAATTACTCCAGGAGTGTTTCCTGTATTAATATTACCGCCGCCTCCGGCATTACCACCCGAACCGGTTGAGGTGTTGAGAGTAGGAGGTGCAGCACTATACCCTGCAGTATGCTTATAGCTGATATTCTGGTTCTGCTTGACAAGGGCTTCCATACGCTTCTTCAGGTTCTGTTCCTGTCGATACAGATTGGTCACTACCTTGTCTGCCTCTGCCTTCTGACTGGTGCCTGCCTTAGTTACGTACTTATACCACACACCGCCCTGAAGAAATGCACCAAGGTCACCCTTTTGCGCCTTTACCTTCTCTTTCTGGTTTTCCGCACTAAACTTCTTGGTACGTCCGTTTTTATCGTGCGTGTAGTCATACCGCTGTTGCTGCAGGTCGGCTGCCCGGTTGGCAAGATTGCGGATAGTGATCTCATTGATCATCTGATTACAGTAAGCCTTAGAGTTGGCGGTAAGCGCCTGATACCATTGACTCACGGTAGAGTAGTAGCCCATCGCTTCGCCATACTTGGTGTTCATCTGCTGCACCATCGCCTTCTCCTGTTCCTTGCTCCCCTTGAAGTTCTTCAGGGCAGCGATATTCTGCATCATCTCGCTGCGCACGCTCGCTATCTGTTGTGACGTCTGTTGATGAGCCATCTTGGCTTTCTGTTCTGACTCCGAAAGCTTATCTACACTCTTGGCAGCATCGTCGCTGTTATTCATGAGGTAGTTGATAGCTTCAGTAAGTGCCACGATAGCGATACCTACACCTGTAGAGATCATCAGGCTTTTTATCGCAACTCCTAAAGCTCTTGTCGCTACAGCCGCAGTTGTAGCTCCAACCGCTTCTCCAGTAAAGGCAGCCTGTAAAACTCTCGACACTGCCACCGCAGCCACTTTAGCCTTACTGGCGGCAGTTGTAGCAACCGACACGAGATTGGTAGTAATAGCAAGCGATTTCATGGAAACGATAAGCTGCGTAGTTGCAGAAAGCGTTACCAGAGCCTGTGAAATGAAATTGATAAATGGCAGCGCATTACCTATACTTGACTGCACCATATCCCTGAACTTGCCTAATTTGTTGTTTAGCATCTGCAGCGTTGCCGCTCCTGTACTCGACATAATCCCGAAAACCTTATCGATGGTGCCGGCACTATTTTTCATATCTGCGACATTCTCTCTAAATTTCTCCGCCAGTTTGCCTGTCAGTGGAGTAAGAGCACGAAGACTTTCTGCGCTCCCGAAGAGCTTTCCATATATCTCCTGTTCCAGCATACCGCTTGATGCTGCGTATTGTTTCACGCTCTTATCAAGCGAAACCAAAAACTGCTCCATACCTCCAGCCGCCTTGATACTGGCAGCATCAAACTGAATGCCCATCTGTTGCGCCATCTCCGCAGCCTCACTCGAAGGCTTGATAAGAGCCGTAAAAATAGCTGCCAACTGAGTACTTACCTCGGCTGTATTACCAGATACATTCGTCAGCGTACTGAAGGTGGCCATCAGTTCATCAACACTTACACCAAGCGTGGAAGCCTGAGAGGTAACACGTGGCAGGGCTTGCGCTAATTCCCCAAACGAGGTAACACCATTCTTGGCGGTAAGCTGTATCTTATCCTGAATAGAACCGGCAGCATCCCAGTCTAATCCGTAGTTCTTGATAATGTTAGAAGTAACCTTTACCGTCTCACCAAGGTCAGCAAGACCACCCACAGAAGCACGGGCCGACTTATCAAGGAATGTAATCCAGTTATTCTCGGGTACACCATTTGAAATAACCTGGTAAAGACCGTTTGCTAATTCATCACGTGCAATAGGTATTTTTCCTGCCAGTTCCGAAACCTGATCCTTTAAATTTGCAAATTCCTGGCCACTCTTTCCTGCCATGGTATTAGCTGCAGCCATCGCACCCCCAAAGCTCCGGCTTTCCTCTGTGACGTCATTAAGGTAACCGGACAACTGAGCAAAACCATCAGAAACACTTCGTACCGTCTCATTAATCTGGTTGTATTTAATGAGCGAATCCCTAAGCTTATCCGATTCTGTCTTTGCATTCCCAATGGCTTTCTGTAACTCATCTATGTCCATAGTCACCTTTTTAACGACATCCTTGCCGTCAACTCTAAGATTTAATTTAAAAGTTACCTCTTTTGCCATAATAATTTTATTAAAATATTTGGATTATCCGATTCTTTTTCCTATATTTGCAGCGTGTTTATATTATACCCAAAGATTATGAAGAAGAGTAAAAATAAAAAGAGATCCTGGGGTATTCCTTGGGGCTGGATTACATTTATTAATGTAGTCATCGGTATTGTTGCGTGCAACGAATACTTCACTCTGAATCCATCAGCCGCTTCTGTATGGGGAGACATCACGGTCTGTTCGATGCTGTCTCTGTGTATAACAATGCCTATCTGGTTTATCAGACTTATACACAGACTTTGCAAAAAACTTGATGGACCATCAGGTTATACGCCATGGTGGTATGGCGGTCTATAGCCCCGCCCGCTTCTTAGCTGCCCGATACCTCTCCATGATTTCCTCACGACTCATCGGCTTTTTGTTCTTCACTCCTTCCTCTTCACTCTTCCCTCGTTCCTCCCACGGGAACCTCATGATGTCCTGTGGCGTAAGCTTCGACTTAGAGTAAGGCTGCATACTGCAGAGACACTGCATCCTTATGCGTTCCCACCTGCCTCGCTCTCTGCTTGTCTGCATCTCATTCCATGCCTCATACGCTGTGTAAAACTCCGAAGGGGTGCATCGGCAAAAGTCATCCATACTCATACCAATACACCCCATCGCAATACCCAGCAGATGTTCCACATCCGTAGGCTCATATTTCTGCGAGTCAGAGTCTATGGCTTCGTCTCTGCTTTTTTTTTCTCACTCTCTTCGTTCATTGCCGCATTCCAGGCACTCACGTCGTCCGGAGTGATCAGACAACAGAAAGTCTCGAAATCGACATCAAACTCCACTCCGTCGGCCTTACAGGCGCTCACGATGCAACACCACATGAACATGAGCAGTTCTTCTATGTCGTTGCCATCCATGTCGCTCACGTCCTTCTGCAGGTTTCTTTTAAACAGAAGCATCGCTCCCATCGAGAGGCGGCAAGGCAATTCCCTGCCGCCTACATTAATCATCGTTTTTTTCATTAATACACACAAAATAAAAATAAGAGACAGTATTTTAGTTCAATTATTTAGATGGTCCTGTAGCGCTGCTCGCACCGGACTGCAGACCATTAGTCTGTTTCTCTACCTTGCCATAGTTCTCCAGCTGCACGGTGTACTTGGCATCATCGCCCGCCTGGCCGTCCAGATCGAGAGAGGTAATGATGTACTTACCCTTATATCCTCCAGCCGTCTTTCCGGTACGCTTACCAGCCTCACGAATATTGTAGCTTGCAGTGACAGGAGTACCACTCAGCATCAGGTCCTTCAGTTGGTCGTAAGTAGGAGCACCCGAATCGGCGTCCGTACATACCAAGCCGTCGGCAGAGATACTCTCCGAGAAACTCTTCACGTACTTCTCTTTCCACTTCGCACCTGCAGCCTCCTTGGTCATACGTTCACCCGTCTCAGCCGAGGTGGTAATCTTACAACCTGTACTGAAGGCCAATGCGCCATCATTCACGGAGAGGATAAGATCAGTACCGTCCAATATATTTTCCATATCAATACTTTTTATGATAACTTACTAATAGATAGCCCACAAGGGCTACCCCTAACCACACACAAATCAATTTTATCAACGAACCTTTGCTACATTCGGGAGGTTTCTTCTCTTCCACGCTTTCTACGCTATTATAATTACTTTCTAACGCCGTTCGCTTGATCTTAGAAGAAGAATTTACCGAAGTAGAACAGGAGCTATTTTCACCTTCGAGTATAGCTTGAGCTTTCGCCGTGCCATATCCCTCGATGCGATACCCGCCGCTATCCAATGGCTTGATGAGCCACGTCTGCTGCCACTGCTGGTCAGTCGTCAGACTTTCCTTCGTCTGACCCATCGTTCGCGCCGTGTCTCTGCTTACGCTGCTGTCTTGACTTACGCTGCTTGCCTGTTGCATCTGCTGCGTCTGGGTCACCATCGTCTTCTTGGTTCTGCAGCTCACCACTGACAGGACAAGAAGCGCGATGAGGACAAAGCTGAATAGCTTCGATAGCCCGTGTGAGCCTATTGAGTGCATAGCGGGTGCGGGCGTTCTCCTTGTTGAGTTCCTCGATAGCCTTTGCATTATCTTCTGCTGCATCATTCAGTTCTTTTTGTTTTGCCAGGAGTTCCTTGCTCACGTCGCCATACATCTCCTTGAAGGTGTCATGTATGCGCTTCGCCTGCTCGGCCTCCTTCACCTTTCGATTGGCTATCCAGGCGATGGCAGCACCAATGCCGCCCGATGGGATAGCCCACTGCAGTATGTTTAGTATGATGTCTGTCATCGCCTTTCAAACCTTTCTTAACCTAATAAACTATCAACTATTACTGAAAAAATCTACACTTGCCTGATACCTAACGAGCGAAGCCATTCCTGGACATCAAAAGACGGGCAGGCTTTCTTTGAATTCAACTCGTTATGTCCAACAATACGGATTTGAGGGAAGCGGTTGTGGAAGTTTCTTACATAATCGGCAAGAGCCTTCTTCTGCTCCAGGGTGCGGGTGTCGAGCGGTTTACCGTCGTACTTGCTCACACCTCCTGCATAGACAACATGCCGGCTCACGGCATTATAGCCAGCAGCACCATTGGTAATCTCCCATGGGTCCACTTCCGCATCCTCGTTGTTATCCACCAGGCGCTCTATACTACCATCCAGATGTACGAGATCAGTATAGCCCACCTGCTTCCATCCTCTGCCGCCCTTGGCTGGAGGATCGCAGTGCCAGTGCCGGATATCGGCGGCTGTCACCTCCCGACCTTCCGGCGTGGCAGTGCAGTGGATTACCAGATATTTCATTTTCGCCATACGGTTAACCAGCGTTATAACCTGAACGGATTACGCCGCCAGCGTCTTCCTTCTTAGGCAAACAGATGAAATAATGACGGTACGAGATGAGGTTACGCTGCTGCTGCGGATCGTTTTCAGCAGCGCTATAATACATCTTGGTGCTACCTGTAGCCTTGAACACACGAGGCACGTAGAATGCGAATGAGCATTGGAACTCGCCAGCCTTAGGCGCTGCACCCAGCGCATTTTTCTTGCCTGTGGTGCTATAGGTAGGGTTGGCGCCGAACTCGTAGATATTGAAACCGTACAGCTTACCGACCTTGCCGTCATTGCGGTCAACGTTGTACTGCTCCTTGAAAGTCTGCTCCGTCTCGAGCAGGTCGTTCACGTGATCAGTACAGAGCACAAGTCGGCGGTTGGTTGGAGGAACACCCAGGTCATCAAGCTTTCGCTTCAGGTTCACCAGATCGTTCATACAGAGCTTAACTCGCTTGGTCGCAGGATCCACGGCGCCAGACGTTACCAATACAGGAGTCTTGGCGGTGTTCTCATTGGCACAGAGCGCATGGGCAGCCTTGGCATACTTAGTGTCATTGAGTGCGTTGGCACAACTCTCCTTGACACGAGTCATCTTGTCGTAACTCAGGGCGTACAATTCGTCATCGGTGACTGGAACAACCTTTGTCTGGAATTTATCGAGCGAGAAGGTCTTGTCTCCATCCTCGAGCTCCTGGATTTCGATAGGATATGTCTTGTTATTAACCAGCACCTGAGGGTCCGCACCGACATCCACCATGTGAATTACATCATTATCCACGATAGAACTCTGGTCTGGCACGCCTACAAGCCAAGAAGCATCCAGATAGGCACGTAGAGCTTTGATAAGCTCTCCAGTCCATACTTCGGTCAGCACGCCATCACATGCCGCATCCTCAGGCATAAAACCAGGGAGAGCAATAGCAATAAGACAAGCCACAGCAGCACCGCCCATAGGACTGCAGCCCAATAATGAAGCAATAACTCCACCTACAATGGCATTGAAAAGCAATGCCGATGCAATCTTGATAAATGTTTTCTTATTCATAGTTATATTTTTTTATCTTTAAAAGGCAAGAATGCTCTTTTTACCTTTTTACCTTTTTACTTTTTTTACCTTTAAAAATTACGCAGGCTCAAATCCATACTCCGCCTTGTAGAGGCGCACGAATTCGTCGTGGTGGTTGTCGTGCAGGTCCATCATCACGTTGGCTGGCACGGCACTCAGCTTCTCGTACTTCGAGTAGTCTTGTGGTTCTGCCACGATATTACCCTTGTCGGTTCGGTGCAGGGTTGCCGTAATCTTGCCCTGTGGCTGCATGGCCGACAACGTGATGTTCAACTGATCCAGACCCAACTTCTTGCCCAGTTCTATGAAGTGTTCCTTCATGCCTGCAGCAAGTCGTTTCTCTGTAATGGCAGTTTCCACCGCACGGGTAACAGCAGCCAACTCCACAGCCTGCTGCTGTGCCTGGAGCGTCTGTACCTGAGTCTCCAAGGCGGATGCCTTACCTGCCGCGAGACAGAGACTCACGAGCTTCTGATTCACTTCTTCTTCCGTTGCGGTCTCCTTCAGACCCAACTTGATCGCTAAATCTTTTAATTCCATTTCTTTCTTTTTTAATGGGGTTTTACTTACATTATCTAATAGAGGAAGAACACCATCAATGGAGTCCTGTCCTGCAGAAAGTGAGATTGTCTTACCTTCATGAGTGAGCATGATGGCGTCATCATTGCCACCAATATCTACCACACTCACCTCGATGAGTTTCGATTTCGTCACCGTCGGTCTCTGCTGACCCTCGGCGAGCAGCTGCTTATCGTCGCTCATCTCCAAGATCTGAAAGTTCGCGCTCACCATTTTCACGCTACCAAACTCCCATTGCTTCTTCAGTTGCTTAGACAGTTCCGTAGCCTCGTCAAACACCAGCTCGCCCGTTACGTCCTGACCTTCCACCTTCAGATCCTTCACCATACCAACCACCTTGCCGCGCTCGTGCATGTAGAGCAGCACCGGGTTGCGCTGATACTGCGCCAAATCTATACCTGGTGTAAGAATTCGAGTGCCGTAGCAGTTCACGCTCTCATTACTGATTCTTACTCGTTTACCTTTGCTCATATATTTTTTTACCTTTAAAAGTTTTTTCGGATGCAATATTACTAACTTTTCGCATAACCTCCAAAAAAGTATGAAATGGTTGCACACTTCTATGAAACCACTGCACACTATTTTTGCAGATTGCCCAAAAAGTCGCAATTTTGCAATACCAAACCCGCAAGGCATCAAGCGCCTCCGTGGTTTTCTATTCACATTATAATAACATTCGAATATGACAAAAGCAGAATTAGAACGTAAGAAGAACCTCGCCCGAACCCTCTACATGGCGGGTAAGGAACAGGCAGAGATAGCCGAGCAGATTGAGGTATCAAGGGTAACAATATCCAAGTGGGCAAACACGGAGGGATGGAAAGAACAGCGAGCCGCCAAGAACGTGACGCGACCGGAGCTGGTCAATAAACTACTCCTCACCATCGACACCCTCATCAGTCAGGTAAACGAATCCGGCGACCCGGACAAGATATCCGGATTAGGCGACCGATTGGCCAAACTCTCGTCCGTTATTCAGAAACTCGACAAGAAAGCCAACGTAGTGGATGCCATCGAGGTGTTCATGGCCTTCAGTAAGTGGATGCAGTTCCGCGCACAGACCGACCCAAACATCACACCCGAACTTCTCAAGACATTCAACTATTACCAGGATCTCTTCATCTCCGACAAGATGAACAATGGTTTTAGTTGTGAACTCTAAGGTATAACAATAATAATAGAAGCAAAGAAGGATGGCAACACTATCAGAGAGAAAACAGGCCATCGAGGCATGGCGGGAACATTGCAAGCAGATAGCAGCGCTTACCGACACCTCGCTCATGGCTCCCGAAAGCAAGACGGACAGAAAGAAACGTATTGCTTCCCTGCAGAGGGACTATGCTGCCTTCTGCGAATATTATTTTCCTCACTTCCTGCAGCTCAAGGATAAGACCACCGGCAAGGTACTGCGCACCATCCACAATGCGCCGTTCCACAATCAGGCAGCCCGCAAGGTGAAGTCAACGCCCAATCTGAAGGCGGTATTCATGTGGCCTCGTGGTCACGCCAAGAGTACCCATCTGGACGTTTTCCTGCCCCTGTGGCTCATGTTTCAGCCTCTCAGGCTCATCAACTTCATGGTCATCGTGGGCAAGAGCGAGGACGCTGCCTGCCGACTATTAGGTGATATCCAGGCTGAGTTAGAATACAACGACCGACTCAAGGCGGATTTCGGAGAACAGAAACCCTCTGGTGGCGATTGGACCGATGGTGAGTTCAAGGCACAGTGTGGCGTCAAGTTTCTCGCCTGCGGACGCGGTCAGAGTCCTCGTGGTCTGCGCGACCGTGAGGCACGTCCTGACTATATCGTCATCGACGACCTCGATGATGACGAACTCTGTAAGAACGAGAAGCGCGTCCGTGAACTTACCTCATGGGTTAAGTCAGCCCTCTTCGGATCCTTGGATGTGGGCCGTGGCCGCTTCATCATGGTGGGCAACCTCATCTCAAAGAACTCTGTACTCTTCAATATTGCACACACCAAGGGCGTATTCCTCTCCAAGGTGTATGCCGTGGATAAAAACGGAGACCCTACATGGAAGGAGAAATGGACACGCGAGGAGGTGGATGCTTATCGTGAATTCGTGGGCTACCGAGACTGGAACAAGGAGATGATGCACAATCCTATCAAGGACGGTACCATCTTCCGCCACGAATGGATCAAGTATAAGCGTATGCCGAAGCTCTCGAAGTATGATGCCTTAGTCTGCTATACCGACCCATCCTGGAAATCGACTACTGAGAACGACTACAAGGCGTGCCGACTCTGGGGAAGCATCGGCAAGGAACTGCACCTGATAGACTGCTTCGTGCGTCAGGACACCACGGGTGCCATGGTGAGATGGCTCTACAATCTCTACGAGCGAAGCTTGGAAGAAGGCGCAAGTATCCAGTTCTACATGGAGGCAAACCTGATGCAGGATACTGCCCTCGATGAGTTTGCTGCAGAAGGCGACCTGCGTGGCTATCAGCTACCCATTACGGCCGACAACCGCAAGAAGCCCGACAAGCTGCAGCGTATCGAGAGTGTAGCTCCACTCTGGGAACGTGGCGTGGTATTCTACAACGAAGCACTCAAAGACTCCGAGGATATGCAGGTAGGCATCGACCAGACACTCTCGCTCGAACATGGCAGCCGCGCACACGATGATGCGCCCGATGCCGACGAGGGCGCCATCTATATTCTCCAGAAGCAGGGCAGAGTAGCCGCCTTTGTTCCGAGAATAGTCAAGAGAATGCGCCCAAAGAATTCATGGTAGCAAAAACATTTCTAATTTCTCATTTCTAATTTCTCATTAAATCATGAGTTTCATCACGCAGGAAGATTTTAAGGTCGTGAGCAGCGAAGCTTCGCTCAAGGCCATCACGGGTGCTGACCCGGATAACATCAGCAACGCCATCGCGGAGGCACAAGAAGAGGTAGCCGGTTATCTGCGCCCTAAGTATGACACCGACCGCATCTTTGCCACCGAAGGCAACGATCGCAACCGTCAGCTCGTCATGTACACCGCCGATATTGCGCTCTACAATATGATTGCATCGCTCCCCAACCGTATGGGCTACGAGACCCGCAAGGAACGTTACGAGCGTGCCATCAAGTGGCTTGAGGGTGTACAGGCGGGCAAGATAGTGCCAGACCTACCCATCGCTACAGACGAAACAGGCAGCGACATCTCGCAAGGCGGAGTCTTAGCATACGGCAACGGACCCGACCGCCACAGCTGGTAAAATTTCTAATTTCTCATTTCTAATTTCTCATTAAATAAAAATGGCAAGATTGAACATAAATAGAGCCAAAGACCGCATAGAGGATGCCTGGAGAGCATTCCTCGGCAAGCCGCAGCTCTGGAGAACCAAATATGGTAACATCGAACTGGTAGGCAAGAACAACCGCCGACAGGTGGAAAGCATCATTGCCAAGCTGCAGCGTACCACCGAAGCACTCACCAAGGGCGACATACAGAAGTGGCGACGTGCGTGGCAGCTCGCCATCAGCGTGGAAAGCCCCAACCGTCAGGCGCTCTATGACATCTATCGCGATACTGAGATAGATGCCCACCTCTCTGGCTGTATCGACCAGCGAAAGGGCTTCGTCATGTCTCGCTCTTTCAAGTTGGAGGACAAGAACAGCACACCCAACGACGACCTCAACCACTTCCTCGAGCAGGAATGGTTCGTGGAGTTCTGCCGCCTCGTGCTTGCTACTCCCTACTGGGGTCATTCGCTCATCGAACTCGGAGACCTCGGTACCGATGGAGACGGATGCCTCGCTTATAACAGTGTGACGTTGGTGGATCGTAAGTACGTCATACCCGAGCACCACCGCGTCATCACCGACCTCGGACAGGACTGGACCACTGGCATCGACTACCATGAGCCGGAATGGTTCGGCAACCTCATCGAGGTGGGCAGACCCGACGACCTCGGCCTCTATCTCAAGGCTTCTCTCCACTGCATACCTAAGAAGAACGTACTGGCGGCATGGGACGTCTTCAGTGAAATCTTCGGTATGCCACTACGTGTTGCTACCACCGGATCCAGAGATCAGAAGGAGGTGGACCGTATCAGCGACATGATGGCGCGCATGGGCCAGGCTGGCTATGCCGTACTGCCTACGGGCACAGAAATCCAAATCGTAGAAAGCGCCAAGAGCGACGCGTTCAATGTTTACGACAAGCGTGTGGATCGTGCCAACTCTGAAATCTCCAAACTTATCATCGGCCAGACCATGACTATCGAGGATGGAAGCAGCCTCTCGCAGAGCCAGACCCACCTGAAGGTGTTTGAAAACTTAGTGGAGAGCGATGCCAAGTTGCTCGCCAACACCATCAACAACCAGCTGATTCCTCGCATGATTAGCCACGGTTTCCCTCTGCAGGGTTATCACTTCGCATGGGATGACAGTCCAAGCTACACCCCGGAGCAGCAGATGGAATATGAGAAGATGATCTCCGACCGATACGAGGTGGATGGCAAGTACTTTGCCGACAAATACAATATGCCCGTAGGCAACCGCATACAGCAGCCTTCACTCTTTGGCAGTGAACCTGCAGACACGAAGAAAGACACAAAGGAAGACCCGAAGGACAACAAAAAGGACCTGAAGAATTTTTTCGACTGAGCCCCGAAGCTTACGAGGGGCTACACTCGAGATACAAGGAGATATTGAAGGGCATGGACGTGCCCGACGCTATCCAGCTCATGGGCGATAAGCAGTGGCAGGAGATCAAGTCGCGGCTCACTGGTAAGTTCAATAAGATGATGAAGGGCCTCTTCCGTCAGAAGGGAGCGCAGCTCGACATCAATATCTTAGCCAGCGACGAGGCACAGGATTTCATCACCACCCATGCGGGCATCCTTGATGCTGGCTTTCAGAAGGTAGAGATGAGCGATAAGATGCGCGAGCGTCTTACCCGCTCCAACTACATCTTCTCGGGCATCAAGACGTTCCACGAGCTCAACGAGGCTTTCCCTTCCATGCTCGATGAGAATGGCAATAAAAAGCCGTTCGAACGCTTTCTGAACGATGTCCGGAAGATCAACGACACCTACAACGCCAACTATCTGCACGCCGAATACAACTTCGTACAGGCTTCTGCCACCATGGCAGCGAAGTGGGAACAGTTCAGCGAGGATGGCGACCGATACAACCTGCAGTACCGCACGGCCAAGGATGACAAGGTGCGCCCGGAACACGCTGCCCTCGATGGGGTGACACTCCCGATGAGCGACTCTTTCTGGGAAACCTATTACCCGCCGAATGGATGGAACTGCCGCTGTACCGTGGTACAGGTGCGCAAGCAGAAGTACCCAGCTACTGAGCACGGCGAGGCCATGAGTAGGGGCGAGGAAGCCATGAACGGCGAACGATACAACATCTTCCGCTTCAACAGTGGCAAGCAGGGCAAAACCATGCCCGACTACAACCCTTACACCATCAAGCGGTGTAATGACTGCGATGTGGCGAAGGGAAAACTGAAACTTGGGTTTGTGCCCGACTATCAACTTTGCCGTGGCTGCGTAAAGATTAGAGAGTGCTACGAAAATAGGGAAAAAACCAATAGCAAGCAGAATCTTACCAAGCGAACAAAGGAAGAAAAGCACAAGATTTACTCCAAGCCTACCGAGGAGCAATTCGAAATCCTCTCGAAGAACAAGGAAGGTTATGAAGTATCTCGCCATATACTGAAGGATAAAAAAGAAATGGACTACAATCGTGTGCTTGATGCCGCTAAACTGCTGTCTAAGTTTGACAATGTAAGAATACTGCCCGAAATACACGCCAGCGAGCTTGATATAAGGAGCCGTCTTGGGCTTCCCGAGAAGAAGAACCCGGACTTGATGTTTGGAAACACTTTCGTGGATGTAAAGTCTCCATTCTCCAGTAGAAACATTGTTACTAACGCAAACGATGCATGCAAACAAAATGCCATAGCTTGCATTACAGATCATCTTTGCCATATAGACAAAAATAAAATAGGTCTTTTGGCAAGAAAGGTATTAAGTGACAAAAACTACACAAGGGATACCGTATTCTTTGTCGTGGAGAATAAACTTTATAAATATACAACAGCCGACCTTTAAAAAAGATCGGCTGAGGTTTCCCAACTTCGCGGGCTGGTTTCAGTGGTCATGACTCCCACGCTGCAAATATACAATAAACTTTTTAAACTCGCAAGGATATGAGCAAAAAAGAAGAGAAAAAGAGAAAAATCGAATGGAAACGGCATTGTTTTGCCGTTTCCTTGGCAGCAAATCCAAAGAAAATGAGCAAAAAAGATACAGAAACTATAAAAATGCGCCTACCAATAAGAGTAGAGTACCCAGACACAAGCAGACTGGGCAGACTTTGGCAGCGAATAAGGTGCCGATTGGGAAGTTTACGGCTCCTGAGCCGTGAGCAGCCTTTCCATTCACTATTTTTACAAGACCGAGATAAACTTTCTCGTTTACTCTATATGCCATGTACATATGATATACTCCAGAAGCGAGAGATAAAAATAATAAAATCATTCCAGCAGTTGTCAGAGACAGAGGAGAGAGGCATAGTTTCAATTTATCTTGAAAAACGGTTAGAATACCTAATAAAGTGGCATCTAACGTTGTCAAATGACGGATTAGAGCTAAGCGCTGTTGTTCCAACTCCTCTCTTATATCCATTAATTCTCGATCCATCGCGAGCTTGGTACTTTGTGTCAGATAATGTTTCATAATCTATCAATGTTTTAAGTTATATAATACGCAAACTTATAATAAACATTTTAATTCCACAAGAATATGAGCAAGAAAAAACAAGATTACGATGAATTTATAGAAAAATTCAAGCCAAAGAAGACAACAGACGACTGCTATACCCCCCCCACTTGTGTATGAGGCGGTACTTGGTTGGGCACGCGAGCACCTCGACATTGGCGACCGCCCTGTGGTACGCCCCTTCTATCCTGGAGGAGATTTCGAGCACTTCGACTACCCCGACAACTGCGTGGTAATAGACAATCCTCCGTTCTCCATCTTCTCGAAGATTTGCAACTGGTACGTAGAGCGTGGCATACCGTTCCTTCTCTTCGCTCCAGCCATGAGCAGCATCAAGCAGAACGTCACCTATATCGGTGTATCATGTGCCATCACCTACGAGAACGGAGCGAATGTAAATACCGCATTCGGCACCAATATGATGGGCGATATCATCTGCACCACTGCTCCCGACCTCCACGAATCCGTAAAGAAGGCCAATGATGACAACCTGAAGCAAAGCAAGAAGACAGTAAGAAAACTTTCTTTCCCTGACTGCGTACTTCGGGCCACCACGCTGCAGACCATGAGCCGGGCAGGCGTCGAGTTCTGCGTAAGAAGAGAGCAGGGCTGTGTGGTCCATCAGACTTGCAAAGGCAAAAATAGTGAGTTCGGCAATAGTATCCTACTGTCTGATATAGCTACAGCCGAGAAGTTGGCAGCCGAGAAGTTGGCAGCCGAGAAGTTGGCAGCGGAGAGACTGGCCCTTACGGAGAAATCCAAGGCAATTATCGCACAGCTGAACGAAGCTCACGCCAAAAGCAGTTATCCTTCATACGTGAGACTTTTCAGCCCCTACTAAGGCTGGGGTCCTATCCCTACTACCGATGAGCCTCGGTCCCTATTAGGGATGGAGCCTCGTCCCTATAGGGATGCAAAAACGACATTCTAACGGTGTTCTATCACCATTATATTCACATTTTAATCTTAAAAAGCAAATGATCAATTACAGTATTGCAATGATGGGCAACCCTGCCAAGAAGCAGGACCCAAAGAAAGCCTACGGTGTGGCTCAGTACACCGAGAAGATGACGCTCAGCGAATTCAGTGAGCATATCTCAAGCCACGGCAGCACATACGATGCGGAAGACGTGGAAGCTATCCTCGGAAAAGCCGTGAAGTGTCTGCGCGAAATGCTCCTTGCCGGCAAGAAAGTGGAGTTAGGCAAGCTCGGAGAATTCTACGTAACCCTGCACGGCAAGGGCACAGAACTCGCCAAAGACTACAACCCTGCCACCTGTGTGGAGAAGGTAAACGTGGTGTGGACTCCTGGCAGCCTCTTCGAGAACCTGAAGAAAGAGGCCACCTTCAGCTTCGTAGCAAGCCGCAACGAACAGGCAGAGGCTAAGCGAAAGGCCAAGGCACAGAACGGTGACACCAATCCTGACAATACACCTGACCCCGGAAACAAAGAAAACCCGGACAACAAGGAGAACCCAGACGACAAGGGTAATACCGAGAATAAGGGCGACACTGCCGATGGCGCCGGCACCGGTTCTGATGGAAGCTACGAGCTACACTAATCCTCATACAGACATGAAAAGGGCTGCACCACGCTTGGTGCAGCCCTTCGTTTTCACACATATCCGACATAATGAAATTCAAAAATTTATAAAATTAACCTATTAACTTAAAACAACTATAATATAATTTTTATCGTATGCTCTTACCACGTTTTTAAATATTTTACCCTAAAGACATCCACATTCTCGAGCAGTTCCATGTGACTGTGATTGGTGTCTGTCATATAAGGATAGCTCACCTGATACTCAGCCCTCGGCTCTATGTCCTGCAGAGCTTTCCAGATACTTTCTCCTATCTCGAAGGAGGCATGATAGGCTTCATCATTCCAGTCGGTCACCAAGTGGAGCCTGAGATCTCCACTTCCTCTCACGCACCTCCCGAAGTCTGTATTCTTCACCACGTCCCAGCTGATTGTACCGAACTCCACGAACACCGCAGGACGTCCCCATTCGCTTTCCTCATCTACAAAGGCGACATTCTCATTCCACAGGTCTATATGCTGCACTGCAGGCACCCCGTCTTCTATCGCCCTCTTGATGTCCTTATATAAGTTTTCTCTTGGATCCATATCTATGATGTATTAATTGATTTCTACTTTTTCAGATCAAGATGATTGAAGTATTCCTCAAGCTCATCCTCGATAATCTTTGTCACTTCTCTCTCAACTTCCTTGGCCATGCCCAAGAACTGGCGCTTCGGTATCTTAATGGTCTTACCCACCTTCATCAGCGCCATTGCCCGCCAGAACTCGGCATTGCTTGAGAGTTGTTGATTCTTCTTGTTGTTCCGAAGCGAGCCGTTCTTTTTACGACCAAGCGACCCCGAAGCTTCGTAGTACTTATGCCAGAAATACCGCTTCATCTTCTCCGTTACCTTGATTTCTCCACCTTCGTTATGTATGGCTGCATAGGGAGAGGAAGAAAAGAACGTGATAGAGGTATCATCGCTCCGGCTCTGAACGCTCTTCCTCAGGTCGCCCGAGGCTACGAGGATATGCCCGTCGCCTCTTATCGGACTTTTCCGTCTTGCCCAAGCCTTGGTAAAGAACCCCTGGCGCTCGAAGTTCTTGTCGAACTCATCACCGATCTCCACCCTGATATCACTCAGAATATGTCTGATCACTACCGATAAATCATTATTTCCTGCCATATCTTTATCAGTTTTCTAGTCCCATCCTTCAAACTTCAGGAAGGGTTCGTCGTCTTTAGGGATTTCATTACGAGGGTCGGCACTCGCATTCAGCACATTATATAGCTGCCGCTCACTGATGGCGTACTTCGGATAGATGTACCGCCTCCAGATTTCACGATTGGATATGCCCATTTTGGCATATTGGTCGTATATCGCATTGATGTCAGCTACCCGTTTCTTGTAGCTAAGTCCGTTCCTTTGATGAAATTTCCGCAAAACAACTTTCCCTTCCTTACTTACTATTTACAAACGTTATAACATGGTCTCTTTGTTTTTCTACTCTTCTTCCTCTGACGCTTTCTTATCGTCTTTCGGTGCGATGAAGATACGACAGAAACTTGGCTCCATTCTGTGCCAGATGCCCAACTTCGGATCGCGCTTGAAGAAGTAGTAATTGGTAGCATTCTTCTGCACCACATTCGACTCCTTGAAAAGCGCCATGATGTCGGCGTATTCCTGGTCGTTGAATTTATCCTCCAACTCGTAGAGCTTACTGATACTCTTGTAGTCGAGATCTCCGGACTGGTTGCGCTCCAGGAGTGTCATTGCCAACTGGTACATAGGATCATTCTGCCCCTTCTCGCTTTTCTGCATGTACTCCTTCAGGAAGGTGACAAGACGCTCGGCTGCAAGGTCTGCACGCTCGTCAAAACCCTTCACCTTATTGCAGCTTACCAGGAGTCGGAAGTTTCCGTCCGTAATGGTGTAATTGCGCTGGTCGTCGTTCTTTACCTGTCCGTACTGTCTCATGATAGACGTGAATGCCTCTACTTCGCGCTCAAGCCATTGTTTGAAGCTCTTGGTATCTGACATCACCGTGATAAGATTTTCCTCCACACGGTGCATGAAATCGGCTCGCAGACCCTCGTAGGCATCACGCTTGTCGATACGCTCGTTCTTAGCCTCTGCGTTGAGTTGCTGGCGGAGCGCCTCTTTCTGTTCGTCACTCAATGATGAGATATCAAACTGTCCCTGCTGAGTATTGCCTTCAGCTGGGCTGACTTTTTCTTCTTTTTTGCTCATAACCTAATAGTATTACTTGTGATTGATTAATATTTTGTTCTTTATTCCCAAAGGATTCTTCGCTCTTCACTCTTCCCTCTTCACATCCCAGCCCTCCCTTGCGCTTGATAGCTCTCAGTTTGCGCTCGAGAGCTTCAAGGTCAGGAATATCCAACTGGGCAAACACCTTGCCGCATATTCTCGGATGAGAGCAGAAATCGTTGATGCGCTGCCAGTCTCCGGTGTTGACCCCTAACTCCTGCATCAGATGCAGACAGATGGAGCGGTGCCGCTTGCGCTGATCTCCATATCCGCACATGTTCTCAAGCGCCTTGCACATGTCGGTATATTCTCTCGTCGTCATCTCGCGAAGATGTGAGGTGCGACCCTTCGTGTACGTTGAGACGAGGGCTTCTTTCTGTTCTTCCTCATCTCCATAGTGCGGTACTTTCTTGAAGGCGGCATAAAAACGCCTGTAGTTCTTAACTGATCCTGCCATCCGTATTTCCCTTTAAATTGTACTATGTATATCATTCGAAAGCCGTTTTAATACTGTTCTATCATCTACGAAGCCGTTTACCTCTAAGGCTGAACAGTTATCATTCCGTCGTTCGCAAGACGGTACTCCTGGTAATGTTCACGGGCGGTCTCGATTGCATAGCCCAGACCTTCAGCCAAGTCCACCTCCTGAAGGATTGGTACATTGTCAAAACAGAGGTATATTTCGCCCTCAAATTCTCTCACCTGCAAGCGGCTAAGCGCCTCACGTTTGATGTTTCGCTCATGCTTGAGCACCTTCTGACGGTGAGCTTCTTCTGAGATTTTCTCCCACCATGCCTTGATGGCAATAAATAATTTCTTCATAATTACAAGTATTATTATTAGTTTATAATTTTGTCGCAGCTTTAGCGCTGCATTGCCTTTATCTCAAATCCCGTCGAGTATATAGTCCATACTGTTCAGGTATTCATTTTTCATCGCATCTGCATTCATATCGGACACCTTGCCCGCTACTTCCTCATAGATCTGCGACTGGTCCAGGTAAGAGAAGTCTTTCGTCTTTCTCTTGATGTATTCTATGATTTCATTTACTACCTCTTCCATAATTCTCAAATATTATTACTTGCCTGAATGAGTCCATCCTCCCATACCTTGAAGGTGGCTCCGGCTTCTCCGATGAATCGACCCTGACAGACTGCCTCGTAGCCGACGACTCTTACTTTCACGCCCGCCATATACTTCAGCCTGACTGCAGGCTTTCCCAATGGCTGGCTCTTCGCTTCCTGCGAGATGAAGATAAAACTCTTTCGGGGAAACTCATTCACCAAAGCTTCTACCTGTGCGTATTCCCAGTGAGAGTACTGGAAGGAGTCCACGATGATGAACTTCGGGCCCTTGCGCTGCTTCAGCATCCTTTTCAAGTTCTCCAGGTCCGAGTCGATGCAGACTCTAAACCTCCCTTGCTCTTCCTCCATGTGAAACCGCTCGATACGCTCCTTGAAACTCATGCTCACTTTCTCTTCATAAGAGCAGTAGAGCACCACGCCGTATTCGCAGAGTTTCTTGGCGAGCTGCATCACGAAGCTGCTCTTACCACCAGCCGATGGTCCCGAGATAAACCAGGTGTCATACATATCCGGCTGCCCGAAGCACCGCTCCCATTCTCCACCCCAGGGTATCGGCTTGTAAGTCATCTTCAGTATCTCCCTGGGACTGTATGCTCTTTTTGCCATATTTATCTAAAGCAAGAATGCTCTTTTTACTTTTTTACCTTTTTACTTTTTTACCTTTAAAAGCCCTTTAAGAGATTTTCAGTTTCTCTATCTCGGTATATACTCGTCTCAATCCGCCTCGGGTCTGTCTCACGATGGTGGCGACATCATATCCCTCCGGAGCATTCACCTTGGCCACGATGGCAGCCTGCTTCATCAGGAACTTCTCGCGCTCCTTGCCGTCGTCGGGTGTCACCTTGCAGTATCGCCCACCGTAACGGCTCAGCATTTCGGTATATCCCACCTTCTTGCAGTCGATGCTTCGGTTGATCTTCTCCTTCAGTCCGTCGGCTCCCATCATATACCAGCCGCAGCAGTGCTCGGTGGCGTTCCAGAGTGCCTTCAGTTCCAGGAATGCCTCATACTGCAGGTCGCCTGCCTCGTCGAGGATGATAAGCGGTGAGTCGATGGAGCGGAGGTAGTAGGTGAGGTCTTCATATACATCTCCGTAGGTTCCCTTGCTGTCAAGTCCGAACTCTGCCGCTATCTTGCGTATCAGGCGGCGCTTGGTCTTCACCTGCGAGCAGTCTATATAGGCGGCGTTCTTATGACTCTGCACGTAATACTTGGCGGTGTAGGTTTTGCCGATATTAGGCTCGTCGCAGAGAATCATCGAGAGGGCGGAACTCTGTGCGGTCTCCAACTGCTTCGTCACGATAATGAAGGTGTCGGTCTTGCCCGTCTTCCATTCTATCTCGTGGCGCAGACTTACGCCCAAGCGTCTGGCCAAGCGTATCCAGTTGCCGTCGCTGATGGTTCGGTCTGTCTGTCCCTGCTTGGCCATGGAATAGACTGAGGTGGCCAAACCGAGCACCTTGGCGTGCTTACTGTCACTGTCGAAGCGGACACGGTCTTGGGCCATCGCCGCCAAAATCTTCTTTTTCTGTTCTGTTGTTATCATTGCCATAAGTTTTTGAAGTTTATATCATGTCGATTGCACGCTGCAGGATATCCTCCTCGGTTTCGTCGTCCGTAAAGACGTCTATTGGCTCCGTGTCTGGCATATCTGCAGTAAGTTCTTTTATCTCTTCCGGTTCGTCTGCCCGACTGTCGGTCGTGCCGACGTTCCTTTCAGCCTCCATCGTTCCGAGAGCAGGAACCATGTTGTTATCTACGTAGGTATTGAACTCCCTTACCTTCTTCTGCTGATGATAGAACTTTCTGCGGTCTTCCTCGGTCTGTTCTGCCATCACTCGGTTGTAGGTTTCTACCTTCTCCACCTGGTCGATGAATCTGTCGCCCTGGAAGATGAACACATCCTGCGGCTTCCCGTCCTCATCCGGCAGATAGTAGGCGGTCACCTTGTAGTTGTTAGGCGCTAAGCGCTCCAATACTTCGGGTTTGCTCAGCCACCAGTCTGCATAGGCTACTCTTACCGTAGAGTTTCGCCTTACCGAAGTTTCCACCTTCTCGCCGATATATCGGGCAAGGGTAATGGCATCGAATGGGCGCAGGTTCGGGTTGATATGCTCCATCAGCACGTCCCATCGGGTCATACCGGGGTATTTCTTCTGATTAGGGTGCAGCGTATGGTTCCACTCGTAGTTATCGCGGCGGTCGTCTGCCACAAGCTCATCAAAGGTGAAGTACTGCTTGTCTTCCCAGGTATCATTGCCCGCATCGCTTATCTTCTTGGATTCCACTCTGTATTTCCACTTGCCGTAGAATCGGCCGATACCTACGTGGTTGCGGTGGATGATGCGCCGCTTTTTGGCTCCGTTGAGGTTTTCCGCCTGTTTCTCCTGTGAGTTCAGTGGCGCACAGTAGCGCACATAGCTGAACACCGTTCCTTCCTGCAGCAGGGTGTACTTATATTCCGACATCAGGTGGTTCTCCACCTCAATACCTGCCGGAATGCCCCAGCCATGCTTGGCTATCAGCCTGAACATCTCTCTGAAGCATTCCTTCACTAAGTTCTGGTCCTTGTCCCTGGAATAGCTGGCACCTAACACGCACTGGCTCACCGAGTCGTAGGCATAATAGGCTTTCACCCTCAGTTTCGTATCCTTCAGCTTGCGGGTCAGATCCACGTCATCCATGGTTATCTGGCTCAGTGAGTATTCTCCGGCATGGCGGTGCATGTGCGGCATACTCTCGTGCATGAAGGCGCTCCAGCTCAGCTGACTCTTATCCCAGATAAGCCTGTTCTTAGGCTTGTTCAGGATGTTGCGGATGGTGCTGTCGCTCAAACTCTTCGGGTTTCCGTCCTTGTCGCAGAAATCCTCCGGGTTGAACAGCTCGCCCGTCTGAATATCATATACGTCGAGCTCGCCACATACGAAAGCATCATACAGGTCTTTCACCTGTGAGCTGAGTGGCTTGTTAGGAAGGCATTGCAGACCAAGCACTAATTTTTCGGTCTTCACATCCACTTTTCGGGTGTTCTGATTGCCGAACTTACCGCTGATCAGTACGCCGTAGCCACCAATCTTATACTCATTCACCTTCTTCCGGAATCTTAGTGTCGATTCGGGTAGGGTATGATGATAAGTTTCCTTCAGCACCTTGATGGTCTTGGCCATCATATCCCAGTCGTAGCGTTCGCCCATCAGCTTGCGGTAGGCGGAGGCTCGTTCATAGAGCTTGATGCAGGTATTGAGCACCGAAGCATTCACCACATACTCCTGGATCTTCTCCGCCGACAGGTCTAACCCTGTCTGCTGCCTGCTCTGAAAGTAGCACATGGCGTGCTGATCTACCTCATAATTGGAAGTTATCCATCCTCGCAGCCTTACTTCGGGACCTCCGGGGAACTCTACTTCCACCGCCTTGCGGTATTTGGTAGGCAAGCTATCTACGGCAATGAGAGCCGTGCAGCCGCTTGCGCCACCGCCTCGACGTACCACGTTTATGCGGTTTCTTGCTGCCATTGCCTTGTAGTTCGACTGGCTTACAATACCCGTCTCGATAAGCTCTGGCGCAGATATGCAAAGTGTATTGCCGTAATATTCCATAACTTAATACAATTATCCGATTATCAACTTCTCTGTCTTTACGTCCACCTTTCGGGCATTCTGATTGCCGAACTTACCGCTAATCAGCACGCCGTAGCCACCAACCTTATACTCATTCACCTTCTTCCGGAACCTCAGAGTCGATTCGGGCAGGGTATGATGATAGGTTTCCTTCAGCACCTTGATGGTCTTGGCCATCATATCCCAGTCGTAGAGTTCGCCCATCAGCTTGCGGTAGACAGAGGCGCGGTCATAAAGCTTGATACAGGTATTGAGTATCGAAGCATTCGTCACATACTCCAGGATTTTCTCCGCCGACAGGTTCAAGCCAGTCTGCTGTCTGCTCTGGAAGTAGCGTATGGCGTGCTGATCTACCTCATAATTGGAAGTGAGCCATCCAAGCAGCCTTAATTCGGGGCATCCGAAGAACACTACCTCCACCGCCTTGCGGTATTTGGTAGGCAAGCTATCTACTGCAATGAGAGCCGTGCTGCCTCTTGCACCACCGCCTCGACGTACCACGTTTAATCTCTTGCGATTCACTGCAGAGTCGTAGCAACTCTTGCTCATGATGCCCGTTTCAACAAGTTCCGCCGCAGATATGCAAAGTGTATTGCCGTAATATTCCATAACTATAACCTTTCTTTATTCTTCGCTGGTGAAATAATCCCAGTTTCTACCCATACAGATGCCTACAGAGAGACATACGATGACTGTAATCAGATACCAAGTAATGTTCATAACTCTATCCTCCAACTCTAAATCCACGTTCCAGACGTTCTCTCATGCCAGGATTGCCAATGATTTCGGCATCCTTCTGTCTCCACCTTTCTGCCATGATCTGAAGCGAAGGCATCTCGCGGACCAAGACATTGTCCGCAGATACCATTTCCTTACCTTTGAAGAAGATGGTAGCATTGCCAGTCTTCTTGTCGAACTCCAGTACCGCTCCGTTGGAGAAGTATTGTCTGAAGCTTCCTTCATGGTCGAAAAGCAAGGTATCGCCCTTTTCGGCAACCACCGTCTCTACGCCACCGTTGATTTTGGCGTACTGGCGGATGCGCTTTGCCTTGTCGCTCATGCCCCGCTTAGGGTCGAAGGTGAGAGCAAGCCAGATAGCTTGGTCTGACACCTTGAAGGTCTTGCGTATTCCTTCGCGTACCTCCGTGCTTACGTCTATTGCTCTTTTCATATTCTAACAATATTATAATTTTATTCTAATGGTGGAGGAAGGCGGAGTCGAACCGCCATACATTCCAGCTACCTCCAAGTTGCCGGGAAACGTTGCCCGGCTCGTTGTTAATCCTGATTCTTTCTACCCTTTGAAAACTAAACTTATGGCAAACATTAAGTCTTTTTCGCTCAAAATGCTTATCTTTGCACCAAAATTCATGTTTCACTTATTAATTTATCACTTATGGCACTTTACGTATTAGAGTTCCAGGCAGAGTTCCAAACGGTACTCCCGGAAGAAGAGTTGAAAAGACAGCTCTATCCTGTGCACTTAATGCTCGACGGCGTAACGGAAACATTTTCCCGCAACATCGGCATACCAAAGTACTCCTGCTCAGGAGAAGAACTTTGTGTGCCTGGTCTATCGGCATTCCGGTATTCTGCCGTGATGCAAATGGGCAAGTCTCGCCTCGATATCTTAGATCGACTTCTTCTATCTTTCCAGCCTCTTCTAAGAGAGTTATTACCTTCATGCACTCTGAGATGGAATTTAAAAGAATTACACTTTTCGTCTTAGTTTCTTTTTTCATCTTAATCTCTTTTTATCAGGAGGAGAACCTATCATTCTCCTCCACTTGTTAAACACTCTATTTCTTCTCAACCTTATAGCCCTTACCTCGAAGGTAAGTCGCTACATACTCATCATCACCCACATCTTTGAGCACATCGAAGAGATATCCCTTCACATAGTCTGCTACTGCGCTTGATGATGCAAGCTCGATGTTCTTGGAGATAAACTCCACTTTCTTTGTTCTACCAAGACCATTGAAGGCCTTCTCTACATTTTCCATCATTATTGTTTTTTAAGTTTATAAATTTGCCCAGCTCGCGCTTTTTTAGTATCTTTGGCGCGGTGTTTATCTTAAACACGGTGCAAAGATAGTGATTTCTCACGAAACTACCAAATAAATTCGTGACTTTTTTCGTTTAGATATTAAAATTATGGCAAAAATCGCAACTATTCACGACAGAATTAAGCTTTTAGTAGAGAAAAAGGCAGGGAATACGAACACAGTATTCGCCCAAACACTGGGCGTAAGTGAGGCTAATATCCGTGGCTACATAAGGGGAGTCGTACCAAAAGCCGATGTCTTAGCAAAAATCGTGAGTACTTACGATGATATTAATCCTACTTGGCTCTTGACAGGCGAGGGGAACATGCTCAAAACGAGTACTTCCAGCGCCCACGAAACACCATGCCCTAACGAAAAGGAGAGAAAAAAGAAGAAATCAGAGAAAAATAGAGAATATTCTTCTCGAATTCATAAGCTGCCGGAGGGAAGCATTGAGGGAATTCCGCTCATACCTACCAGCGCCATGGCGGGCGCATTCACTTCCGATATCTCCTTCATGGAGTACGAATGCGAGCACTATATCATACCAGACTTTAAGGGCGCCGACTTCCTTATAAGGGTAAAAGGCGACTCCATGCAGCCTACATACTACTCTGGCGACCTCGTGGCTTGTCAGAAGATACCGATGAACGACATCTTCTTCCAATGGAACAAGACCTATGTTCTCGACACCAATCAGGGAGCCATCATCAAGCGAGTACTGCCGGGCAAGGATGATGATCATATCTGCATCGTCTCCGATAACACCAAGTACCCACCGTTCGAACTGGAGAAATCATACCTCCACGCCATCGCCCTCGTCAGAGGCATCATCCGTCTGGAGTAACCTCGTTCTATACCCACCTTTAGGACCCGTATCATTTTCCCAGCTCCGGGAAGATGATACACACCCACAAAAGCATCCCTCTGGTATTCCCCCTCTCCCTCAAAAGCACCCCTCAGGTGTTCCCCTCCCCTCAAAAAGTGCCCCTCAGGTGTTCCCCCTCCCCCTGGAAGGCACGAAAATAGGCCACCCCCCCTATATACTATATATAATAAGGTGTAAATGCCAAAAATCGAGGTCTGAAAAGGGTATGTTTCCTACAGATAAAGTGGAAAAAGTGGTAGTTTTCCTACCTCAGCTATCGGTATGCCGTTTTACCCACTTTTGTAACCCCACTTTTCTGAAAATGTAACCCCAGTTTGTAACCCCAGTTGTAACCCCACTACCCAAAATCGACCATTTCGGGCACAAAAAAGGGGAGCCAGCAAGCTCCCCGAATAACCCAAAATAATCCCCAAAATACCCCCAAAATCATCCCCGGCTTATAACATCATCCGAACACCGTCCGAATACCCTAAAAATTGCATTCTAAGCCCTCATTCTTCCTCAGCAGATACATCGCCCATTCGACCACCCGAAATGAGCGTAGATTGCTTTATTATAGCGCGTTTCGTGCATACCGTCCCGTTTCCTCCAAGCCCTGCGTGGAGCAGATATCCCTTGGTTGCACCCACCTCTTCAGCCGTCAGCACGGTATATACGGCCGAGATGGAACTGAAATAGAAGTCTTTCCGTCCTTCATGCTTGCCCACCAGCAGGTGGACGTGTACTACTTTTGCCAT